CTGCACAAACTGCATGCAAGAGGGTTCGATAGCTATTGTCCTTGGACTCTTTAGCGTTTTCGGAACTTGAATGACCCTAACGGGTCTTTCCTGCTCCACGGACAGGATCGACAATGATTCGAGCTCCTGCGAGTCGTATGGAATCCCAAGAGGGAAACCGCTATCGACCACAGGGAAATAAGGCTCGAGGCGATCCGCCCATTCACTCCAGGAGTATTTCTGATTTCCAGAAACCCTTTCTGCAGTGGCTCCAGGACCGTGCCTCGGAGTACATCTGGTAAGTTCAATAGAACTAACCAAACTATCCCAAAGCACAGAAGACACAAGCTTAAAAGCATTGTAATCTTCTTCTTGAAGCGAAAACGTCTGAAGAGACTGCTCAATTGTGACGAAGCTGCGGATAGCCTCGTGCGCCCTTTCGGGAGTACAAGGGATTTCGATTTTCTTGAACGCCAGGCAAATCTGCCTGACAGCTTCAACAAAAACCGATTTATCAGCAGCAGAAACGATTTTATCGTCATAAATCCTTCCATTCTCCTTATCGAACACATGACTGACAATACCTTGCAAAAATGCAGGGATTTGTCCAGATTTTCCAAAACCAAGAAAATCTGTTGAGTCAATATACCCAAACTGTAAGCTTCTTTCGAATGCTTTACAGAATTCGGGTAGGGTTATCGTCAAAAACGAGATACCCTCGTGTTCGAGTCTATGACCAATTGTTATAAGGTCACGGACATCGGAGACATCAGCGAGACACTTGATACAAGCATCTTTATAGATACATTGTATCAACTCCAGATAGTCACTTACGTTGCTTTTCAAGCTGCCTCCAAATCTGGGGGTCGGCTTCAAGCCGCGTACGTCTGCCTTACCCAGTATCCATAAGGATACCGGAACATCCAGTAACCTATGGAAATACTAAGAAAGCACAAATCGGAGTTGAGTCTATGACTCGGTCCCGAGGAGCTTATCTACGTTTCCACTTGTCAACCAGGCTTGAAGCCCGGCGACGAGCTGTTCGGTCTGTGCGGTCGTAAACCCATAACTGGGTCTATCGATAACGCAATAGAACGAGAGCGTGTCATAATCGTTAGAAGAATCCAAAGGATTCGTAACGATGGCACGCTGATCGATGCGGACCATAGATCTAATTCTATCGTCCTTAGTCGGAGTATGACTGATGGTCAGTTTAAAACTGAGATCAGACTTCTGGTAGACGGCCGAAAGGCCGGTACTAGTAATCCGTGGCATCGATTGTGCAACAGAATTCACGGTTACTGATTGTGGATCGGCAAACATATGTGGTTGACCTCCAAAGTTATAGGAACGTTAACCGCATACCGATCTGCAGTTGTTCATGTTGCAGAACATGTCTAAGGGTATGCGCAGATAATCCTAGCCACCTCGGTACGATCGATTTTTTGATCTCGAAAGTCCGAGAGCCGCAAGGATAGCTAATTGACGTGGAGATAATTGACTCCAGTCAAGGTCAAATCCAAATGGACTACTTGCTTCTTTTCGTTGTTTTACATCAACGAGTTGAGTAAACTCCAACGTCTGAGGACCGCCACTTTGACTGTTAAAAGGCAATAATTGTCTAAAAACAGTCTTGGTGGTCTTATGGTGACTCAGAAACATGTATTTGGCCGCCATATGATCGAGTGTTTCGTCCTGGAGCGCCTGTAAAGATGCTCCAACAGACGTAACCCAATCGATCAACCACGTCCAAGGTATTGCTTTGTAAATATTTGACGGACTGACTCGCAGGCCGAAGATGTCAATCATCCTTCGGACCTGGTTCAACTTGTCCATAAAATGGTCAGTTGATTTGTCAAATTCCGGCAAATAGTAACGAAACTGACCGACCGCACGTGCACTAGTTGTAGTTTCCTCCCAGATTTCCCAGGAGGGCTTCATATAGTGACCAGTGCCATCGATCTGATAGAAATCGTCGAAAAAGGAGGTATAGCACGGATAACACCGTCCATAATCCCCTTTCGCGATAAGATTTCTCTCTTCGTTATTTACAAGGGTAGCCTGTCGGCGAATCCATTGACCGTTTTCGTCAGCTAATCGCTGAACACGGTCCGCGTAGTTAATGATACCAGACAACGTCTGGTTAATATCATTAATAAATGGAATCCAACCGAATTGTTCATTGAGAAATTGGCCGGCGATATTCTTAGGTGTCATAACCTTAGTAATACCGCTACCACCCATGAGGGTCCATATTTGATG